CCGGGCTTTTCGCCTGTGGCCTGCATGTCTGAGACACCCACCTGGCGAAGGCCGTACTCAATGAGCTTGTCACGCTCGGAGTAGAGTTCAGGAGCGTTGCACGGCGCAACTTCATAGCTGGGTTTGACGCCGCTATAGGTGATGATGACACCTATTTCGTTATTGTTATGCGCCTTCACCACTTTGGAGCTTTGATCAATAAAGATACGAGGCACGCCGACAAGAGTAATGGCGCGCGCAATTGTGTAGAGGATGCGGTAGAGCGTCATCTGAGTGCCAAAGAGCTGCGTTGCGATACCTTGGCCCCAGAATCCTATGAATGGGTCCTGGTAGTTGAAGAAGACAAACGGGAACTTTTGTTTGTGCCATTCTTCGTCGAAGATTACGCCGCTTTGGCAAGCAATAGTGTGGCGACCTGGAACATAGCCAGGCTTGTCCTTTTGCCCGAATGGCAACTTCCAGCCCTCGATGACCATGACCTGGTCGGCTGTCGTCTGCGCAGTTTCAGGCGCGTTATCCGGGTATGCCTGAGGAGCATCAGCGATAGCGCGCTTAGCTTTTGGCATGCGCGCCATAAGCCTGTCTCTGTCCATAAGCTTAAGTTGAATGAGCTGCTGAGGATCGCCGTTGATTGAGTCATTCTCGTCAACGTAGAGATCAGTCTGCAAAACCCGGTCAACCCAAACTTTGTCATCGTCTCCCTCGTAAACCTTTAAGGCGGAGCCACCCATGGTGAGACCGTCCCTAAACATTTTCTTAACCTTGGTGTAAGCCTTGGTCTGGTAGAATTCTCCAGCGATGAACTGATTTAGCTGCTGGGCTAAATGCCTTTCCCGGTAATCCCCGCCGTCGGTCAAAAACTTTGGCTCAGGCTTATTCTGTGCGATCCTTGAGACAAGAGTATCAATCGCGACTTGAATTAAATTGAACGTTGGCCGGTCATCGGGCAGGGTTTTTGTCCTATCCATTTTGGAAGTGTTTGCGCCAGCATATGAGTAGACTGAAAGCCCGCAATAAAGTCTCACGTCGACTGCGAGCTGTCGCAATCTATAGGTCTGATTCTCTTTTAAGTAGTTTGCCGTTGCGCAAAGCTCAGCGGTCAACTGCCCATCGTCGCCAGCTTTCCACCACTCAGCAAGCATGCCTCGTGCATCTTCCTGCCCCTTTGGTTTGGTCTTCATCTTTATAGATTCAACCGGACCTTTGGATTTGGTGATTTTCAATGCCCTGCTCCCAACGCCCAATCAAGCAGCTTCTCGTCAGACATTTCCTCGGCTTCCTCGGTGTCAACCTCGGCCGCCGCTTCGCGCTTGATGGGCATTTCGCCAAATTTGAGTTTGAGGCCTTCAAGTTCAATGCTGTCGACGCCCTGCTTGCGGCAGAGCTTTAGGAGTTTTTCGAGTTGTTTTAGGTCTTCGATCATGCCAGACGTGGATTCCTCTCACGCCTTTTGCGCATGATGTGGGTCACCACGTCTTCGTCATCCATGTCTTCGGCGGGGGCGCCGTATTCATCGCCTGAGTTTTTGCCGATATACTCAGCATCTGCATGATCGTCGTCAGGAAGGCTATAATCAGCGTCTTCGAAGTCAGCAGTAGGCTCGTCTTCAAAAGTGCCTTTGCGCTTTCGCATGATGCTTCCGACAATATCGTCATCTTCAGCCATGCCACCTTCAGCCATTTTCTTAGCCGAGCCGCCGTAGCACATCTTGCAGCCCTTGCCACCGCACGCGCTGCATTCCCCGCCACGCTTTTGCATGGCGTATTTCGTCGCAAAGCTCATCGTTATTCCCCAGAGTAAAGATTAACGATGCCCTTGATGGCGTTTAGCCCCTGGTCCACCGCGTTACTGGAGCTGGTAACCACGCTGATCGTGTCGTTTGCCGCTGCATTGATGGTCGTGCTAGCCCCAAGTGTGGGCTGATTAGGCGTCGGGTTAGCTGAAGACCCACCGGCAGTCACTAACGTGGTAGTGTTTTGCTTGAGCGTGATCGTGAGCCCAGACTGTCCCGCAGTGGAGGCAGAGTTGTTGGAGCTTCCAGCGGGCTGATACGGGATAGTGAAGTTGGTTTTGAGGCTATAGAGCCCCGCGGTCACTACCGTGTAAGTCCAGGTGCCAAGGCCCGCAACGGGCGTAGATTCATTGAGCTGCAGGCCATTAGTCATTGCTGATCTCCAAAGGTTTCGGCGTCTTTGATTTCGTCTTCTGCTTGCAGATGCTCCTGGAAAGCCTCCAGGGCGGATCTGAGAAGCTTGTGGTCCTTCTTCTCAATAGCCGTGAGCAGGTCCTCAGCTACCGAGTCGAGGAGGCTGTAGTCCTCACTGCCCTCGTCGGGATCGCGCCTCTTGGTCTCAACTGGAGACGAGGCAGAGCCTTCGAGCTTATCTTTGAGAAAAGGGAGCATTTTCGTCCTTTTTGAACCTCTTTTGGTTTCAAATAGGGCCGAAGTGGTAAGTCATGGCTTGGAACTTGAGCATCCCTTTGCTATGGATAGGACTCAAAGTTCACAGGGAGAAGATCAATGGAACGGCACACCATTACGGAAGCCTTGGCTGAGATTAAGCTCATAGATAAACGGGTGGAGAAGAAGTCAGAGTTCATCAGGGCGAACCTGCTGCGCTTTGAGCATCAGCCTGACAGCTTTGCTAAGGACGGCGGAAGCCCCGAGTACCTTCGGCGCGAGAGCCAAGCCATCACAGACCTATGGACCAGGCTTGTAAAGCTGAGGGCAGCGATTGCTAAAGCCAACGTAGAGAACCAAATCACGGTGGAAGGGGTGACGCGCTCTATTTCCGAATGGCTTGCCTGGAAGCGAGACGTCCAGGAGGACCACATTCAGCATCTAAAGAACGTGGCGCATACCTTGGCGCAGCATAAGGCAGAGAACGACCGCACGCCTAAGTTCTACAAGGACGATGCTGGCACCACATTTGTAGTGAAGCCAGTCTACAACATCGATGCTGCCGAGGTGCAAAAGCAGCTTGAGCACATCATGAGCATCAAAGAGCGTCTGGACGGGCAGCTATCCCTCAAGAACGCGACGATCGTAGTGTCAATCGACTAACTCATCTTCTTTGGCATATGAAACGTGATGAATGGAACACAAACGACTAGCTCTAATTGGTAAGAGCATTCAACTTTGAATTGAATGGTTCGAGGTTCAAATCCTCGGTCGTGATTCCCCGCTAGGGAGCCACTTAAAAGCAAAGCTGAAAGCTTAAAGTTGAACGCTGAACGTTTGTTTTAATAAAGCTGAAAATGCAGAGTTCAAAGTTAGATCAAACCCAGATCGCCTAAAAAGAATGCCGTTCCAGCATTTCACCATGGCCTGGCTATATGCCCAAAGAACCTTAATAACTTCCCCAACCGCCTTGATCAGGCCAGTTACCTTGCTGATCTTCCTTCTCCAGGCGTTCTCTCTCCCTCTCCCAAATGCCCTCGTTTTGCTTCAGGTACCACTCGCGGGAGCCGTAAACGAGCTTCTTCTCAGCCGGGGCAGACTGGTAGTGATAGCCCATGCGCCAGGCGTAGAGGAAGGCGTCGCAGCGGTGATTGGGCAGATCAGGATGCTCCTTCTTTGGCAGCTTGATCTTATCCCCATCAGTCACCCAAACAAGTGAAGCCATCTCCTCCCAAAGAGGGCGATTCTCTGCGCTATCAAGGATTTTGATCTTTCCTTGTATAAGGTCTGCATTGCAAAGCTCTATGAACGTGGCCTTGTCCTGCTTATCGGCATACTCGAATGGGATATTGGATCTAAGCCGCATAGATTCGACGCCTTGTTTGTTCGCGCCGTCGATAATGACACGGTGCGGAGCCACATATGGGTCATCCATGTAGGACTGAATTTTAGCGGCAACTTCATCGAAGCTCATTCTCGGTTTGGCAAAAGTTGAAATAATATACAAGTGAGGATCGTTGACGTGATACGCAGTGAGGACAAAAGCGTTATCGTCTTCCCAGCCAGTATCGACCCCAAGAACGCGCACCCAACCATCGCTAGGCAAGTGAGGGATAGCACCTGTAAGATTTTTCTCTTGGTTGAACCTGTATACCAACTTCGTTTCATCGACTACCCATTCGTTTAAATACCACTGCCTGAACTGCGGCGTCTGCATGTAGAGCGGCCGATTCTCCCTAATGTCTTCGATCTCCTCCGCCCATGACTTAGCCACGTGGGGATTATCATATGCGGTCCATTCATGGAGCGCCCATCCACCCTCACGCCTTGTGGTGACATCGTAGAATAGCCCGCGCGGAAAGTCACTAGCGGTACCCATAAGGGCTATTGTGCCCCTTTCCCCTTTCGAGTTAGGGTCAACCATCGCAGGTTTTAAGACGCCGTAGACCAAGTTTCTCAGGTCGATAGTGTACATGGAGGCTTCATCAATACATACGAGCCGGTATTTACGTCCAAGGAGCTTAAGCATTTCGGATTCGTCTGCGTCTACTCCCGTCACAGCGATCAAGCTTCCGTTGGGGAGTGTGACGGTCAGCTCACTTTGGTTGGCCTTCCCGCCGATTCTGTGGACTCTGTCGATGACTCTAAGGATGTCTTTCCAGATAATTCCTTTGGCGCTTGCGCGTGTCAGGCCCACAAAAAGCACATTACAGCCTGGGTTCATCAATGCCTCATGCATAAGATAGAGACCGGCCGTAAAGCTCTTGGCGCTTCTACGCGTGCAAAAGAGCGCCTTAAGCTTCGCTGGATCGAGGATAAAATTGCGTTGCTGCTTGAAGACATCCGGATGGCCAACGATATCGATCGATGATGATGACACCGCCTCGTTTTTAACCATCAGCTCAGAGAGCATTTTGCGAATGTGCTGGGTCATTTAAACCATGACGTGATGCGCTCAAAAATGCCTTCCTTCTTTGGCTCCTCCACAGGCTTTACAAACTCTTTTACCTTCACCATGTCTTCAAGCTTGCGGTACTCAGGGATTTCGAAGACGGCTTGATTTTGAGCCTCCATGAACTTGGCTTCTTCCACCGCCCTGTCCAGCTCACGCTTAGCATCAGCTTGCATCGCGGCGCGCTTCTCAGGATCAGCCCAGTCCTTGTACATTTGCAGCTTGGCCGCGTTGTAAGCAGCCTGATTGCGCAGTTCCGCCATCTTTTGGGCTCTGAGCACGTCTGGGCTAAGGCAAGCTATTTGGCTCACAAATCCCGCTGGCGCTGGAGTGATCTTGAAGCTCAAAACTTTCTAGGTCTCCCTGTGGTCTTATCCACCTTGCCAGCCATTGACTCAGCAATGGCTTGCTGTCTTGAGGCTAAAGCAGCCTGAGCCGCAGGTGTCTGAGCAACTTGCTCTACGGGCTCAGGAGCGATGTACGGTGGGGGGTGAGCCTCCATGTTGCGCAGAGTGCTTGGGGCTTGGTAAACGCCGTTGGCAGCTACAGCAGGCATTGGCGGTCTTAAAGGCTGGGGCGATAGTTCAATGGCCTCGAGTCTTCCCCATATGGCCTCCTGCGCCTTTTTGCTCAGACGGTAGTCGCCTTTGAGGAGCGAGTAGAGGAAGGTGCGTTCGCCGCTCACTTAGTCTTCCCCTTGCCAAGCCCATCAAACACATGACTCTGTGGACCCTCTACCTGTGCCTTGATCTTGCCCTGGGGCACATCAACGGTTTTAAGCGCCGGCTTCTTTGGCCATTCGCCTTCATGCCAGGCAAACGCGCTGCTCTCGGGAAGGATTGCCTCTTCGTTTTGATACCGCACAATCAAAAGTCGCTGTTCAGGATCGCGGAACAGCTCCAGGCCCTCTCTTTGGCGAGGATCAAGCTTCTCTTTGAGGTTGATACCGCTCTTGTCCATCACGAGGAACAGAGGGCTGTGAAGGGTCACATATTTGAGTTTTTGTAGTGCCATGTCTCACCTATATAAATGGATTGAACTTCCACTCGCTGTAATACTGCTTCCAAAGCCGCTTGCCGTGCGTAGTCAGATGCGTGAAGGACTCAATCCCCTTTGGGAGAAGGTCCTGTCCTATGCCTAAGCCTTGCTGGTCTTTGTGAACATGGATGAAGTCTAGCACAGGTCCCCTTGAGACTGAGAAGCCTAGAGCGACGTCTTCATCGTCACCTAGCACGGCAAGCCTTACCTTGCAGTCAGGGCGCTGAATCACTGTCGGGATGTAGCGGTCAAACCAAACGCCAAATCCCTCTGGGTCAATCATGGCAAAGAACGGGTTGTCTTTGCGCAGCGCCTTCTTCCAGCGGAAGATGATCATGTTTTGGTAGATGTAGAGTCGCTCTTTGGGGCAGACAAACACCCGGTAGTAGTCACTCATTTGCGTTCCCTCAGCCCAAACTCGCGCCTTGAATACTCACGAAGGCCCCAGCGCATCTCGTATTTCCTGATGATGTGGAGAATTGCCCAGCGGCAGCGGACTTTGCCGATCTTTTCCAGGACGTCACGTATTTCTTTTTTGTTTTTTCCCTCGGCGTACATGATCAGGCAAATCTCATCTATGTCTCTGTCAAAGAAGGCATTCTGTGCGGTCTCGTAAAGAAGCCTGAAGTAGGCCGTCTTTTCTTCCACCTGCTCCTTGGTCATGTTCTTATAAGGATTTTTGGCCTTTTTTTTTAAATAAAGCTCGTCCTCCCTGACCACTTCAGCATCGTGAAAACCGGACTTTTCAAGGCGCTCGTACCAAGCCTTTTGGAGCGCTTTAAAATCGTCGGTTTTCCAGTAACTCATGGTGCGGATTTCACCACTTTGATTTCTGGACCTTCTGATGCCTGGTCATGGGCGTATTCATGAGCAGACTCAGCCTCCAAGCGCTTTCTTTCTGCCTCCTTAGCCTCCCATTCCGCTTTTTGCTCTTCCCGGATTTCTCTAAAGCGAGCGTCAGCTACCTGGCGCATGGCTGCGACGCGGAGTACGTGGATGAAGTAGGCGTCTTCTTTATGGCTCTCTACCGGGCCTAGCTGCAGCAAAGAGTTAGCGAGCATAAACTTCTGGGAGCGCTCATCTGCGACTAGGTTTGCTCCACTGATAATGCGGTCTGACCACTCCTCAAACTCCTGTCTGCCTGTAGGCAGAGGCATTGGAGTATTCATTTGCTCGAGGATGACGTCGACAGGAGTGTTAGCGGAGTGTCTGCCGTTGAGTCTCGCAAACGCTTTGTAGTACCATTTGAACACTGCTTGGCCTTCCTTTTCATTTTAAGCTGAGCCTCTCTTTTGGCCTCAGCCATTGCTTGAACCATCCTCGGGACCATGTCTTCTAAGTAGGTCCTAAGGGCGTTTTCGTCGTTTTGATCAAGGTCATCTGGCAGCTCTTTAGTTGCAGTCCAAGGACCATCACTTATTTGAATGCACAGCTTTCCGTTTTCTTGGTTTGTTACTAATTGTGGTTTTAGGTTCATTGATGGCCTTTATTTCTGGGATTTTTTGAGCAGCAAGCTGAATAAGTTGGTCAAGTGGCATTGCCCTGTAGGCCGCTGTTTCCTCGTCGATGCCTTTG